AACCGCAGGAAAATCCTCCACTTCATCCCAAAACTTTAATCGGGGAGATACATTATCAAATAAGTTTGTTAAAAATGCACCTGTCCCATTTATAGTCTTTAATTTTGCAACAAGAGCATTTACAATTCCCAATCTTCTCGTTGTATAATCTCTTGTTGCCATTATATTCTCCTAGTATAGAATCTTCCGATTGCCATTTGTTGAGCAATCTCTCTAATAGATCCTTCGATAAGTTCTCGAGGATCTCTGTTTCCGTTTGCCCAAGGGGCTGCCCCTACTCCATCTTCAAATACTTGATAAGGGTCTTTTCTATAAGTATACCCAAAACTTGGGAACCCTTGAGGTGTTTGTGTAACTTCTGTAATTTTTACACTATCTGCAAAGCGCCCTGTTCGGTTTACTAGTTGAGGGCTTTGCATATTTTTTCTAACCGTATCTGGTAGCTGTTTATTAAGCATACCTATCATAGCTAGTGGGCTGAAAAGTTGGTTTGGGTTTACTTTATTTTTCTTACCCTTTCTAGGTCTGCCTTTCTTGACAGGGGCGGATACTTTTTTAGCCTTTTGCACAATACTAGATTTAGTTTTTGTATCTAGTTTTGCTTTTTTATTTGCTATACTTCTTTTTGTTTTTAGGCTTTTCTTTCCTTCGAACTTATCTAGTATTGCTTTTTCAGCTTTTTCTTTTAAAGTACTCGATCCAGGCATGTTTATTACGTCTTCCTGTACCGAACGAACATGGTCTCTCCAAACTCTTTTTAAAGCCTTTTCACCTACTGCATCTGCTATATTACCGTCTTCCCCTGGGCCTGCTTGGAAGCTAATAACTGATACATAATCTGCTGCAAGTACACCTGCCTTTGTTACTATCTGTCTTGCATTTGTTACTATCTTTTCAATTTCAAAAGCGGCATCAATTCCTTCTAGTCCTGCAGCTCCTGCCGATGCTTCTAAATTATGTAATAAAATCTTTTTTGTTGCATCATCTAAATCTGAAACTGATCTTGCTATCTGTACTTGAGAAACCGCTTTACCATCTTTACCGTGTCCTTTGTGCAGATTTCTTGATACTTTATCCTTTTCAGATTTTGTTAGTACACCTTGATCAACTAAAGTAGTAAGTAGTGTATTTTTAATTCTTGTAATACTGGATCTAAAACTTGTAACGATAAATACCGTATCTCCAACATCTTTTATATCTATACTACCTATTTGCGGTAGTTTAGCAATAATTGCATTATATCTTCTTTTATGTCTTGATTTAAAAGAGGATTGCAATCTACGAGCATGTTGTTGTGCCTTTGTCAGTGCAGTCTTTAACTGTGTTGCCGTAGGTTTTGCATCTGGCACTGCCATCTCTATTACTTTTTCTAACTCTACAGTATCGGCTAGAATTAATAATTGACCTCTTTGTTTTACTACGGCTCGTCTAGCCTCTTCATCTAGCTTTCTCAGTAGAGGTTTGGAAAAGCCTTTTTCTAAACCTGGTACAGACATTAGTAGTTTTTATACAAATCCAGAACTCTTTTAATGTGATCTGGAAAGCCTACGTTGTCTCGCTGACTCGTACTAGTCTGATTCTGAAGACTTGCGCCTGCGATAGTTTGACGTTGTTTTCTTTCGTCTTTCAAGTAGTAAGTAATTAAATCCATTACTGCAAGTTCAAGATCTTGTGGAAGACTAGTATAACCTGCTGTATAAACTACTTTTACTGCACCTTTGCCGGACTTAAATCTCTTCTCGTTTCCTGCGCTATCTACACGAAAAATAGTATCAGTTACAGAATCTGCATAATAATCTGCATTATTTGTTAAGTTAGTGTAGCTGTCTGTAGGCTTTTCTCTTTCAGATACAGAACTAATTGCTATGAGAGGAGTCTCTGTAAGCTGTACAAAATGTTCATTGTAGTCTATATTAAAAGTTTCTGTTTTTGCAGAACTAACAAAGTCTACAAAAGTATTATTACAATAAGTTTTTACTAATTCACTCACAGATTCACATAACACAGCAATTCTAGTATCTTGGTTGCTACTAGTAATGCCAGTCATTGTTTTGTAAATTGAAGTACTAATTAAATTTGCCATAATTCTATAAGTCCATTAGTAAAAACTTGGGGGAGGCGAACCTCCCCGAAGTTTAAAAGTATTACTATTATGCGTACTCGATACGTACTGCAGTTTGCGCGCCTGAGGCGTTCGCAGCTAGTTGCTCAAAGCCAAGAGACTGAGAAGCTACTAGAGCTGTACGTTGGTTCGCAACTTCTACATCACTCTGGATGCTCACACCGCGTAAACGTGGGATGATGAAGTTGTTAGTATTCACAAGAATACCTGCAGATGTAGTTGCTGCGCCAGTAGCTGCTAGCTGGTTCGACAAGAACTCAGTTGCAACAACAGGTACACCATATACATAGCCAAGAATACCTGATACGCGTGGGTTAATACCACGGCCAGCTGCTGCATCACTACCAACTTCTGCGATGTCGGCAAAGCCTGCATCGTCCATAAGCTTGTAGTACTGGTCATATGGAAGGATTAGAGCAAGCTCTGATGGATCCGTACCATATTTACCCATTTCTTGACGTAGAGACAAGATATCGGCTGCACTAACAACATCGCTGCCGTCAGTTGCAGAAGCATCTTTATCCGCTACAGTTGATGAATCAGCTGCAAGGAAAGAACCTCCGCCGTCTGTACCAGCACCGCCACCAAGACCAGCGATTGAGCTGTTACCAACTACAATAGCAGAGTCAATAGCACGTGCGTGAGCAACAGCAAGACGCTCAGTCAACATTGGAAGCATGTTAACGATAGTTTGCTCATCAGTGTCAGCACCAATGAAAGTACCAGCAATTACACGCTTAGCATTCAAGATACGCTCTTGAACAGTGTAGTTGTTGTCACCGGCATCAGTCAACATGTTAGAGTCTGTAGCGATACCACCAGCGCTGAATGTAGCTAGACCCGGCTCTGGGGCAAATGGCAATACAGTTGCACCTGAGTTTACAGTTACTTCACGGAACAGTTGAGCTACTTTATAGTTAGCAGTTACTTCTGTTTCAAAAGCATTAGTCATGCTAACATCAAGACCTACTGAAGCGCCTGCGGCACCAAAGTCAACAGTCTTTTCTTGTAGACCACGACCATATTTAGTGTCCCAACCTTTACCAGTTAGTTCACCAAGGATTTTAGCTTCAAGAATTTCTTTACCGAATTCTGAAACATCACGACCACGACCAGCAAAGTTCTTTTTGCTATTACGCATAGCTTCAAGTTCTGCAGCGTGCTCTTTAAGCTGAGATTCGTACTTGCCAACTACGCCAGCAAGTTCTTCGTCTTTAGCCTTAGTGATTTCAGCAGTAAGATCTGCTTCTAGTTTTTCAACACCAGTCTGAATACCAGACTTGATTGAAGTTTGAATTTTTTTAGCTTCTAAAGCTTGCGCTTCTTTAGCTTCTACCTCTGCCTGGGCAGCGGCTTTTTCTTCGGCTTGTTTCATTGCGATTTTAGCAGCAGTTTCATCAGCTACTTTCTTAGCAAATGCTTCCAAGTCGATTTCCGGAGTTTTAGTTTCTTCGGACATGTTTGTCTCCTTTATAGTGGATTTCTCCACTTGCTTAGGTGCGTCACTAACCACTTTTGATTCCTTTGAATCATCTTTGGTCAGAGACTGACCCGTTAGATCGACACGATTGGTGAAAGTTTTCTTGAACTCATTGTACTCTTCAACAGAGTCAAATGACTTCGCGAGCGAAAAAGTAGCTGCTTGATTGCAAGGTACCGAAACAACCGATACTTCAAACAACTCAGCATCCTTAATCATTAATCCGTCAGTTTCTTTGAGGTAATCAGCATCCTTGACTTTGAAACCAACGGAAAAGGCTCCAAGGACACCATCTTTTACTAGTTCACAGACTGAAGCAGGCGCAGATTTACTAATCTTTGCTTCTAGCTCTAGTCCATTCTCTGTAACTTTTACTCCTGTTGCACGACCAATCGGTTTATCATAGTCGTGATTAAAGAGTATTACAGGATTGTTTTGAAAATTATCTAAACCACCTTTAGTCCACGCTTCGGCTGCAATTACATCCCCTGCGCGATCAGAGTGATTAGTACTCGCCATACCTCGAATCATCACGCTACCATCATCATTTGCATGCGACTTAAACGTAGAGGCCATATGTAGTATCTTATTCATAAGTTTTCTCTGCAGTGCTTGCCCTTAATGCTTCTAAAGGGTCTAATTTTTCCTCTTTTAGAGGTTCTTTATCTTTCGATTCTAGTATAACATATTCTTTTGGATATAGAGACTTTAATCCTCGTAATGCAACTGAATAACTTTTAAAGTATTGCAGTATAATTTTTTTATTTAAACCTTGAGGTCTATCTGCTTCTATATCTTTTAATTCTGTAATTCTGTCTTTCTCTTTAAAATAATCGAACATTATGTTTAAGAGTTTTTTCTTTTTTTGTCTAAGACTCATCCTCATTTTCCTCTGGTGGTCTTCCACCTTCATCTGGATTTGCTGCTGACCCTGCAATATTTGCAGGAACTCTTATATCTTCGGCCTCTTCTCTAGGATCGTATCCTAAGGCTTCACGTGCTTCATTTGGGCTAATTATACCTCCATTAACTAAGGAAGTATAATAAGCTGCTGCATCTCTTAGCTCTGGTTGCAAAGCAGGAACATCTGTTACATCTTCTGCAATGTCAAAACCAAAATATCTGCAAAATGCTGAATTTAGTTTATGGATAATTGGCAGTACTGTTTCAAGATAGTATAGACGCATATTAGGTCTAATATTTGCATTGTTTCCTGAATCTAATAAGATTGGTGGTACGCCAATAGCCTTAAGAATAATTTTTTCATTTTCATGAATAGCAGTCTGAAAATCAAGTTCTTTGAAGTTCACATTTGAAATCTTATCTAACTCAATACCGCCATCCAATATAAGAGGTCTACGTCCTCCTGTATCAGGTCTATATCGTGTCTGCCACGATACTAACATACGTTCTTTAATTTTATCTGATAAAGTATTTGGAGACTTAAGAACAAGTCCAGGGACTGCTCCATTTTGGAAAAAGTTATCTTGAAACTTTCTCATTCTTTCCATCAATACCATAGTTCTCATTGCAGGTTTTAGTCTCGATACCCCTCTGTACATATCATGAAAAGAATTTTCTTTTACATGAATAATTTCAGTTGGGGCAAAGTCTACATCATTGTATGTGAACTTTTCAATATAAGTGTCTTTATCGGTATGTATTTTTACACTATCTGCTGGTAAGTGGTATAAGTGAGCTCCATCAAAATAAATAAAAATATTCCCATCTAGTATAAAATCAGTAATAAGATTACGTCTAAAAGTGCTAATATCTTGGTAAGGGTTTGGCTCTTTTGTAAGAAGTAGTTCTACTTTTGCTCTTTTTATACCTTTTAAAACTCCAGGCATAGAGTAGGGCTTAACCACAGTACCTATGTTTGCTGCATCATCAACAACTATGTTTACTGCTCTATTTACGATTTCTAGATTTTCATAAAATTTTTCATAGTGTCTGGTAAATTCTCTTGAACCCTCTATTTGACCGCCAAGAAAGTCCTGAATAGGATTCAGTTTTTCTTCGACTTCTTCAGGTTTTCTACCAAATAAATTATTATACCAAGCCATGTTTTTCTCTTTGAATCTCTACCCAGCGCATTTGCTTTTTTGCTGTTGTCAGCGCAGGATCTTTACCGTAAATTGAGTGAAGTTTTAAGTGATGC